GTCACTTGGCTCTGACTGCGGGTCAAAACTTTCATCTGCAACATGTACTGATACCATATCGTCACCGTTGCGTAGTCCGCCTTTTTTAACTTTTACGTGTTCTTTGCCGTACTTTGCTACAGCTTCTTCTGGTGACATACTAGTTTGCTTCCACTTCATTTCACCTTCAGCAAACTGGCCCATCATTTCTTCAAACGCTGATTCAATTTCCATTTCTTCTTTGCTTAAATGTTTGTCTTTAATTTTACTTTTTTTATTCTTTTTATTTGCGGTAAGTTTATCAACAGCAGCGCCAGCAACAGCTCTACCTGCTATTCCAGCAACAGCTGGAAGGAATTCGTTTAAATCTGGATTAATATCCTCTGCTTTACTTGCTTCACTTACTAGTTTGTAAATGTATGGAAATACATCTGACAGTTCTTCATTAAACTGTCTAATAGTTAATTGGTCAATCCAATTTTCAGCAACGTCTGCTGGTACATCTTCCATTACAACCGGAGCAAATGCTTCAAATGCTTCTGCATAAAACTTTGGCTTTTGTAATGATTCAATTGTTTTCTTAACTGACGCAACACGGTCTTTAACAACGTCCATATACTCACTTAGACTTTCTGCCATTACACTAGAGCGACCCATGTAATTTTTGAACTTTCTAAGTTTTGCTAATTCTTCACTTAAACTTGTAATATGTTTACCAAATTCATCATATGCATTGCCGCCTTCAGCAACGTGTCTTGCCATTGCTCTTGCACCGCCTAGGTGTTTGAACGGATACATAAAACGTTCACCTTGTGCTGATTCTATATATATTTTACCAATACTTCTATTACGCCCTGTAGGTGAAGTTTGATCAATGCTTTCATTGTGCTTGATAATTAGTCTGGCTTCTCCAACATCTTGGTAACTTATTTTAGATGTGCCATATAATTTTGATTCTGTCATGTTGCTATCTCCGGATCGCTGTGCAAGATATTTATAGTCTCTTTTTTCTAAGTTAGACTTTGTTATGTCTCTAGTTGTAAAGTTTAATAAACGTTTTTTACTAAACTGCCTTAATTCTTTTAAGAAATCGTACCATGTACTTTTACTAACGTTATTTTCTGCAACGTCTTTATTGTGCATTACTACTACACCATCTTCATCCGATAATGATATACTAACTTTGCCAACGTCTGCTTCTGCTTCCCTAAAAGGAAATTCAAAGAACCTTGCTTGTTTAGGCTCACTTGTTACATTGCCTTCTTGGTCGCCAATTGTAACACCAGGGAATCTACCTCTGATTTTTGAAAACAATTCGTCTGCTATAATTTCTATATTCTGCATAATGTATTTATCAATAGTTGCTACTAACGAAGATTGGCATTGGTGGTTCATAATCGCCATCATCTTCTGCTTGGTTAAAGGAATTGTAGATCCTAGGATCCCAATCTTTGAGTACTGTCATCATTCTAATAGCAAGTAGTGTTGCACTTACTAAGTCATCTGTCATTCCTGACTTTGCTTGATAACTAGAGCCTGTAGCAACAAACCCCTTTAGTTCTGATAATAAGGGTTTGCTACGTACAATCATTTTATCGTTTTCAATCATAGTCTTTAGTCGACTACAGGCTGTAATCTTTGTACCGTGTGTAGTATTAAAGCCTTTACGGAACTTTCGCACATGTCCTTTTCGAATTGGTTCAGACACAAATAGGCCTGGTATATTCTCTTCCCCGAAATCGTTTATAACGATTAGTGCTGCTTCGCCGATGCCATTATTTTCTACACTCCAGTATATGCCGTTTGAATTCTTAGTTTCTTGTTCTAAGTATCTACAAATATCTGCTAACACACGTATTTGTCCAGGTATTGCTGTTTGGTTATGTTGCCATTCAGCTACTTGTTCATAACTAGGTAATTCAAATACTTGTATAGCGGCATGATCTCCGCCAGTACCCATTGATGGATCTAATGCTACAGCATAAGTGTACTGACTTGATGGTTTCTTATACCACCTAGTTTGCCCCATGTTAAGTGTAGGCGCTTTGCCTTCCATGGCCGCAAGTTTAATTGAGTTAATAAGTGTTTCATCAAATACTAAGAATTCACAGCCGTATTCACGCCTAAATTTCTCTTCTCCAATGCGACCTATTTCTGCTACCTTCCATTCATCATCACGATCAGGATGTTCTTCCCATTGTGCAACAAAACTATGAAAGCCATTTGACCCTAGTTTTGTTTCATTGCCGTGTGCGTCAAACTTCTCTTCTGCTTGTTTCCAAATAGTAGCAAATGTATCTTCATCACTATTAGGCGTACTAGTAATAATAGCACGACCACCTGTTGCTAGTGTAGGAGATATTGATGTCCAAAACTCTTCTGCGATGTTAGGTTGCACAAATGCAAACTCGTCACAGTATAGTAATGATATGGACATACCACGTCCTGTATTGCCTGTTGTAGTTTGTGCTACAATACGAGAACCGTTTTCAAACTCAATCGATTGTTTATTATAACTTACAACTCCTGCTCTAATATGATCAGGACAAGTTTCGTAAACAAATCTTATACGTGACATAATCTCTTGGGCGCCTGTGTACTTGTGTGCTGCAACAAGAATAGTTTGATCCGGTTTAAACATTGCATACCATGCTAGGTATATACTAGCACATGTAGTTTTACCTGTTTGTCTTGGCATCATATTAATATTAAAACGATAGTTATGATAACTGTGCATCAGTCTTAACTGATACTCGTAAGGATCAAACAACAACTTACCCCTTACAGGATGTTGTATAAAAGCAAAGTGTTTTGCAAAGTGCAAGTACCCTTCATCAGGATCCATACATTTTAGCAAATCCTCCATTTGCGCTTCTGTAAATTTTTCTTGTCTATTCGCCTTTTTGATTAAGACGCCATCGAGTGATTGTGCCATATTAATATTTAGTGAAAAAAATAGCACCCGGAGGTGCTATTTGAGTTGTGAGAGCTAGTAGTCTTTTTATTACTTATTTACAGCCGCAGCTGGCACAAGCCATCAATTTAACTTTACCTTTTTTGCCGCATTCTGGACACTTCTCTTTTTTCTCTTCCATTGCTTCTTTTTGGAACTGTGGAGGTACTTGACCTTTTTTAGGTTTGCTACCTTTGCCTGCGTCTTTAGCAGCTTTTTTCATTGGCTCTTTCTTGTCGCCGTCTTTATCTAGATCTAAAAAGTCTGGCTTGCCTTTCTTTTCAGCTAGTAAGTTATAAAGATGCTCTTTAATACCTTCCATTGCCATTGCATTATCGCCTGGCTGTGCAGCTTTGAATTGTTTCTTTTTACGATTAATTCCGCCACTTAAATCTTTAGTCATATAGTGGTGATCTCTATGTTCTGGATCGCCTTCTGAACCTTCTGGTGAGTTTGCCCATTCGTCCATATCTACATCTTCAACATCTGTATCAATGTCATCATTACAACTACTATCTGTTGTATCTTCGTCACCTGGTACTTCGTCTTTACCTGGAATCTCTGGATCATCTACAATACCTGCTAAACGTTCCATATCTAAACGTGGCGAAAGTGTTTTAGCTGTTACTGGTTCTGCTCCGCCTAATCCTGCGTTCTTCATCATGTCTAGTAAATCTGCTACATGCTCTTTACCACTTGCATTCATTGACACACTTACTGTTACTGGATTGCCTTGATCTATAGCTGGTGCTGCACCCATTGGTGGCATCTCAGCTTCGTTTAATTGTTGTTTGTTCGCTTCGATATCAGTCATACGCTGAATCATATCTTTCATATTCATAATTTAGCTCCCTATTGCGCTTTTTGTGTTTTCACTATCGTCGATATCACTTGATTCACCAACTGGTCCGTCGACAGTGTCGAACCCACGCTCTTTACGAGCTGTTTCTAATTCTTTTAATAAATCCATTACTCTGTTGCCTGCAACTTCGCCTTGACCGTCAATACTTTCTAGTTCTGGTGTAGTTAGTTTTGCAACATATTCACCGTCTTGTGTTTCTTCTTGGTATTGCTCTTGTGGCTCCATTGGGTTTCTAACAACAATGTAAGATTGATCAATACCGCAACACTGACCTAAGTACTCTTGTAGTACTTGTGATGTTGTAGGATAATTAAGTTCTGTTTCAAAATATGTTACTTCCATATTTTGTAATTGTGGAAAATCTAATGGACGTTCTTGAATTGGTGTTTTCTTGCCTGAAGTTATATTATTAACTCCATACTTTTCTAAACATGTTTTTAACATGTCTTCACATTTTTCTGGAAGCACACCTGCTATACCAATTTTAAAAGGATATACCTTCTTTGCTTCTGTTAAAAATTTTTCAAACGTCATTGTATTAATTCCTATATATATTATTTATCTGATTGGACGTTTTTTAACTTCTCTAAAAGACTGTTGCGATCTGTTACAACATAGCCTTCACCGTTGACCATATCGCCGTCTCCGATGCCTCCATCCTTGTCCATTTTCTCTTTTTTAAGTTGTAAGTCAATCATTTTTAGTTTTTTATCTAACTTAGCAACTTTAGCATCTAGGCCTGTTTTTAACATACCGCCTGCAACTTCAAATACACGACCTGAATATCTTGCTTCGACATTCATTCCTAGATCCATTAGATCTTCGTATGCTGTTAATGCACGATCAGCAATATCATTAAGCTCAGTATCTGCCATTTGCCCTAAGCCTTTAACGGCTGGTAATGCAGAACTTATTTTGTCAAACTCTGCAATATCTCGCAACGATTCTTTATGTTGCACTATAGGCTCTGGCTTAGCTTTTGCCTCTTTTATAATTTCTTTAGATTCTGGTAAATCTAGCATTTCTTCTAATTTCTTAGTCATAGTATTCCCTATTAACTACTAGTATTATTTATCTTCTTTTGCCTTGGTGGAAAATATCATCTTCGGTTACAATCCTAAAAAAGATTCCTTTTTGTTTACACCATGCACTAGCTGCTGACCATTTAGCTTGATTAACTACCCAAGCTGATTGATTTTGTTTTGATTTACCTACTCTTTCATGGAAGGATTGACTAGCAGGCTTTACTTCTATTAATTCAACTTTTTGTTTGCCTTTTTTATCAACATACACTATAAAAAAGTCTGGTACATACACTGTATGCTTTCCTGTAAAAGGATGTCTGTATGGAATTTTAATTGCTTCACTTGCCCACTGTGCAACACTTGTATGTTCGTCACAAAATCTCATAAAAGCAAATTCCCAACTTGATCTGTATGTTGGCATTTTGTTTCCAACATATTTGTCAGGATTTTTTACATTGAATTTGCCCTGTGCGAACTTAGGCATGTTTAGTCCTCAAAGACTTCTATATTTCTAGACTCTACAATATTAGTTTCTGATGGTACTTGAAAACCTAAGCTACTAGTTTTGCCTCTAGTATAGTTTAAAATTTCTGCAACTAATGCACTAAGTTGTGACTCGTTTAGGCCTTTTAGTGTATCAAGTAATTTAAAAACAGGTACTCCGTCTATCTTTGCTTGTTGTAACAATGTACTCGCAATACTAGCACTAGCTCTATCTTCGAATCCTCTTTTATCAAAGTATGCTAATACAGCATCTACGTCATTACTTGGAAATTCTAATTTTTGTTGATAATAAGCATCAAACAATTCTCTTACTGGTTCATCGCTTGAATTATAACCTCGTTGTGGTAAGTTTCCTTGTGACATTATCCGCCGTCTCCTACTGTTACTGGTAAATTATTTGCTGCTTGTGCTGATGCTACTTTAGCTGCTGATGCTGATGAATTATTAGTACTACTATCTGTTGTTGCTGTTGTGTTTGTATCGCTTCCGCCGGTACCGTTTGTTTTAGGTACTAGTATGCCTGGTAATCCGCCAGGTCCTTTTTTACCTGCATTTACAATAGCACCTGTTAAAATACTAAGTCCTTCTGCTTTAAGACTATCTTTACTTAAATTCTTTGCATTTTTAACAGTATTAACACCTTTAATGATTGTGCCTAATCCAAAGTTACCGCTAGTAATATCGCCAAGTACACTTGATGCACCGTCCAATACTCCACCGCCTCCAAATAGACTACTTATTCCGCCACCGCCTACACCTAATGGACTTGGTGTAACATCATAGTGATCTGTTGCAAATGTTGCAGGACTATCTTCTCCTACAGCACCTCTACTATATAGTACAGATTCGTAGTTAATTGTCATTTTATTTTCTGCTATGCCTGAGCCATCTGATTGATCCATTGTGTCATGGCCCCAAGATTCTATAATAGGGTTAACAAGAGTATACTCAGTGTACTCGTGTCTAGCAAATTGATATAATTTTATATTCTTAAAAAATGGAACTAGTTTATCGTTGTCTAAACCAAATCGATATGTTCTACCATTTGCTTCTTTATAATTTGAGCGAGGATCGAAACTTGCTGTTATGTCAGATATGTTTGAATCTCTATAATAATACTTATAGTAGGCTTCCATTAATGCTGTTGTTAGCCCTTGATTATCATCATGCATAGTAAGAGAAACTGGTGTATAATCTATACGTGTTTGAACATTCTTTTTACGATTGTATGCATTTTTAGTTTCAACTGAAGATCTATACTGAGGTAAATCTACATTCTTAACAAGCATGTTAAGCTCAGCTCTGTGTCTATTTTGTAAAGTAGGAAATCCTGCTAATACATCGTGTTTGTCATCTTTGTAAAAATTAAAGTTTACAAAATAAAGAAATTTTGATTTAGGTGCAAGCCTAAATGCGTTGTCAACATACAATCTAGAAGCATGTTGAAAATCACCCATACTACCTTTTGGGTTTAATACTCCACTTAAGAAGTTGTCTAAGAATCCGTTTAACTTATTTGCCATACTAATATTTATCCGAAAAGATTAAGTACGTACATAAAAAAAAAGGAAGCCTAATGACTTCCTTTTTTCCGACTCTAAGGGCAATCTAGTTAACGTATATTATACGCCGCCACCTGTTACGAGTGAGTTAACTGTTCTGCCAATTGATGTGCCAATACCTTGTCCTACTGGAGTTTGGATTGCGTTATCATATCTAATTGATAGTGCAATAGTAGCTGCATCACTTGTTGCATAGTTCAATGTGTTGTAGTTAGCGTTAGTTAGGAAACAACCGTAAAGTTCAAAAGTTTCTAATACTCCAACTTCGTTTGCTCCGTTACCACCATCTAACACTTCAATACGTGTTAAGAATTTGTAGTCTATTCCACTAGCTGCACTTGACTGTTCAAAGAAGTCAAATTGTTTCTGTAACTGTTCGCCTACCTGTTTCTGTACATTGTTGCTTACGTCATCACGTACATTCAATGTAATTGGTTCCCATGTATGCTTACCAGCTAAGTAACTTCTTGAGTTATATACATCTAGTGTAATTTCTTCAAAAGTTATGTTTGGTCTTGTAACGTCCATAACTTGTTTTGTAAGTTCTGTCGTTGCGTTTGTAACACCAAAATTTTCCAATGTCACTCTAAAGCGATATTGTAGTTTCGGCATCAAAAGTCCCTGATTGCTTGCGCTTGTGTCGCTCGCTAACGGTACTGTAATTTTTGATAATGTCGAGATTGCCATTTATATTTCTCCTGTTGCTAGTATTTATCAAAGTGTCGGCCCCATATTTCAGGGGCCTTTTCACTTAATTAAAGTCCTGCAATTTCTCCTGTGTTCTTAAGTCTTAATGGAATAAAGATGAATTCCACAGCCTTGACTGGTTCTATTGCAATATCAAGATATAGTTCATTACGATCTATTCTACTTGGTGTGTTGTTACTTTCATCACATACAACTAGGAAATCATAAAGTGCTCTTTGTCCAACTAATTCTAGCATTAGACTTTCTGCTGCACCTTTAATTTCATCTCTTGTTATTTTGTCGTTTGGTTCAAACAAGTATGGTTTTGCAAGTTTGCCTAGTTGACTACGTAAGTAGATAACCAAACGTGCAACATTAATTCTATCTAATGCACTTGCATTTCTTGCTCTTGTTTTCTGTCCAAATACTACTAATCCACTTCCGCTTAAGAATGTAATTGGATTAACAGCATTACTGTAAAGTGTATCACGTTGACCTTCGTTAAGTGCTACACTTACAAATTCGCCTTCGCTACTAATGTAACCTGCTGCTGTTGCGTTAGTTACGCCACCACGTCTTGTACCTGCTGGTGCAAACCATGGAAAGCTAACTTGATCACTTAATGCAATAGTACGTAGTGCCATGTGTGAAGCTGGAACAACTACGTTGTTACCTGCGTTATCACTTGTAAAGCCACTTGGGTAGTAAACACCCATGTACTCGTCTCTGCTAACTAAACCGTCATCGTTATCTTCAACAGCTAGTTTAACGTTAGTGCCCCATTCATTTAATGAAGTTGCATCTGGTGTTAAACGCATTGGACTATCGCCTACAATAAATGCACTTAGTCCACGATCGTAGTTTAAGCTAACCATTTCGCCAATTAGTTCTGGATACGCTGGTGTTGCCATAACGTTGAACAATCTAGACTCATCATCTCTAATGTCATCGTTACTGTTAACCATTGCTTGTAACGCTTGTACTACAACTTTACGCTGTGCTTTACGTCCAAAGCTACCTGAACCATCAGCTTGGTTGCCTGACTCAGTTACCCATCTGTGTGGATAGTAACCAGCCATTGATTCGTCATTATTGAATCTGCCGTTAGTGCCGTTAATGTCTACATAGTTACGCTCAAAACGCTTAACGTTAAATCCGCTTCTACGTAAGTTCCATAACAACATACCTTTTGGATATAGTGCTGGATCTGGAGCATCTGGGTCTAAGTAGTTGTTTGTTAATAAGTCAACAATACTACCAGCTTCGTCGCCATTTGCGCCTGCTGTGTTGTAACGTGCGTCTGCAAATAGTACACCATTTTCAGTTGTTTGGTCTGCTGTATCTAGTAATGCCCATGATAAGTTAACACCGTCGTATCTATAAACTAATGGATAGTTTTCTAAATCTGCTGTGCTAATCCAAAGGTCACCATCAACTAATGCTGTTGCATCTGTTTGCTGTGTTGGCTCTGTTGCTGAAACCATAGGACCAGTTGGGTTAGTATCGCCATAGTCTGAACTAAAGTTCTGATAGCCTACCCATGTAGTACCATTGTGGATTAACATGTCAACTTCGTCTACAACACTGTTGTACCAAAGTGCGCCTTGTGCAGCTAATGCTCCTGGAGCTTCATCACTTGCTGTGAATATTGCTTTCTTCCAGTTACTTGCTGTAAGTACACTATTTCTGCTGTACAAGTTAGTTGTTGTACTTGGATTACCAACTACAAATGCTACAAAGCCAGCTGCTGCAAAGCCGCCGTCTGTGTCTACAATAGTAAAGTCTCCACCTTGTGTATGCTTAACAACTAATTTGTTGTCTGCTGATACTTCAGCTTGAACATTTTCTAATGCTGAACTGTTAATAGCACCTGCCATTAAGTCTGCATCGCCTACAGCACCTGTTGCTGTAAAGCTAATTGTTACAGAACTTTGTAACGCTGTTTTACCTGCGTCAGTTTCTGCAATATTAAATGCATATGGTTGCGCACTAAATGTACTTCCTGTAATAGCACTACCAGTAATAGTAGTTGCGCCTGTGTTAGCACGACTAAAGATTGTAAATGCACCTTCAGCTGACGCACTATCTTCTGCGTTTGATTTTACAAAAGTAGTTCCTGCTGGTAAGTTAACACCGCCGCCGCTTCTGTCTAACCAATATAAAGACGCTGCTGCAGAACCGTAAATTGGTGCTGTTACAGTGTCAAATAATGCTGTGTTACTATTGTAACGCTTGTACTTCCAGTTAGCACCTTGATTTGGTTCAGTAGTTTTTAACCAAACACTTCCTGTTGGACGTGGAGTAGTATCGCCTGACTTAAATTCAGGTACACTTGTATGAGCACTAATTTGTGTTTTTGCTGCATCATAAGTTCCAGCTGTTAAGCCTAATTTAGCAAGTAAGCCGTCTGTGTCAGCAATAGTAATTCTTTCATCTTCTGATGCGTCATTAAATACATGGAATTTCCCATCAATTACTGCAAAGCTAATGCCTGCTGATTGGAAACTTGCATCTGCGTTTGCTGTTGAAACTGTATCTGCTAAGTTACTACCCTCTGCTACTGTAATTGCTGAACCAGAGCCTACAGTAATAGTTAAGTTTGTTGCTGCTCCTAATGTAGGATTAGAAACTGTACCAGCTGTAACTGCATGTGAATTAATCCATGCTGTCGAACCAACTTTTACCCAACTACCTGTATAGTTTCTGTAATATACTCTTAGTACATCTGTTGTTGCTTTAACTGCATAATCACCTATGTTACCAACTGACTCTTTAGGATCGCCGTTACCATCTAATTTTGTTGTATCTGTAATAACAATTGGAGTTCTTACGCTAAATGACTGTCCACCAGTGACGTTCTTTGGTGAGCTGTTCCACTCAAAAATACCATATGAACTATCATTAGTATCAAACCAGTTAGTTCCATCTGCTGGAGCATCTTTTGGTTCGTCTGCTGTTGGTGTTAATACACCTAAGTCAATATCTGCGCGAGTTACATAAACTCTATTGCTAACACCTAGTAACGAGTAAGCAGCTTGTAAACCGTATTCGTTTAGCTCTCCGCCGTGTACTGGGTTGTTATTTGAATCTGTATAAAATACTGGGTCGCCAAATGTTTCAGCTAGTTCCCTTTGTGATGTAAGCAAGTAAGGTTTACCTGCGTTTGCTTTCAGCGTCCCTGCCGCTGTCCCTGTGCCACTTCCGTTAGTTTTGTTTTCGGCGGAAGCAACAAAAATCATTGGTACGGTGCCTGGTTCAGCTGGGGTATAAAAACTTTCGTCAATTACCTTAACTTCAACACCTGGTGATGATAATGCCATTTTTTTTCTCCTGTTGAGTAGTTGTTATTATTATTTAGCATAAAATAGAAAATTACCTGCGGAAAACCCCTATTAAAAGGGACCGAAAAGGGCAACTAAATAATAGTATGAGACCTTTATGTAAAAACTGTAGTAAAAAGCCGTGTGCTATAAATTATTATAAACACAATAAAGCATATTATAGAAGTATGTGTGAGAGTTGTGCTAGGTATGGAGGCAGTGAACGTGGAAGGCCAAGATGGGCAAAGTACGGATATGTTAAAAAGAATGAATGCGAGAAGTGTGGTTTTAAATCAAAGCATCACGAACAATTTAATGTATATCATATAGACGGACGCTTAGATAATTGTTTACCGACTAATTTAAAAACTATATGTGCTAACTGTCAACGAACGCTTCAGAAAGAAGGTAGCCGCTGGAAGCAGGGAGATCTAGTCCCCGATTTTTAAAAATAGTTTTGATTAAAATATCAACATTACGTTTTAGCCGTTGTAGGTCGCCATTATTATCAATAGTATAATCACACATCCATTGTTCAATGCTCATTGAACTAGGGTCTTCAGTAGGCAAATGATCGCCTCTATCTACCCAAATAGTATGATCAAATATTTCTTCATTTTGCATTGCAAAGAATTCACGCTTGTTACGCAAGCCACAATAGATATCATGTTCTGCAAATAAGTTACGTCCTAGTTTTGCTAAATCGTCACTACAGTAATCATGTATCATATTGTACCATTCAGTACGATGATTGTGCCTATCTGCATAACACTCTTCTTCGTCAGCATAACCGTACTGGTCTTTTAGATCATTAAAGATAAAAAGTTCTGAACAAAATTTGCTTGATGATTGGAATGTATACCCATATGATTCTAATAATTCACACACAGTGTCTTTACCATGACGGCCATGCCCGACAATTAATAACTTTGGCAACAAAATTTATACTCCTATATTATCTATATAGTATATAATAATTATTGTTACTTGTCAAGTGTTTTTTGATATGCTTCTTCAAACCCAACTTCATGGATATAATTCTCATTATTTCCCCAAAGTCTCTTAAAGTATGAATTGTATATTTGTTCGACTGAGCTGTCACTTTCAATAGGATCAATAAGTTGACCTTTTATCATCCAATTCATTCGATTGGCTTCTTTACGCACTTCGGGTGAACACATCGGCTTCTCCTTGTTACATATGTATTTACAAGGATTTAAGATGTTGGCGCTAACGTTGGGGTATTTTAGCCTATTAAGAATCCGTAGCCGACACCGCCAGCTGCTTGTAGTGATAAGTCTTGCTCTAACTTATCCATTTCTTGTTGTGCTTCTGCTTTAAGTGCATCACCATTTAAGCTGGTGCCGCCTTGTGGTCCTGCAACCGTTGCAAATTTACTACGTGCTTCGCCTAGCATATATTTACAAGCTGCAAGTGTATAATCTTTAATCCACTGTTTAGCAAGATAATCTTCAAATAACTGATTATCAGGTCTAAAGTTATATGCATAAATTAATACTTCTTCATCAGCACGTGGGCGTTGTAGTATTGTAAGTTTCTTAGTCGGAGAGTTCCATTTGAATTCAATAAAGCTACCAAACATACGCCCTACTAGTTCTTGATATCCAGCAAACATGTCATATGTAGCAAGTCCGCCCATTTGTGTTGATCCACTTAGTAAGTATGTATTTGTAAATGCTAAGTTAAATGGCTCAAACATTGAACTGCCGCCACCATTGCCACT